TAGAGCCAAGATCTGCGAGATCGATTGATGCTTCGTAATTGAAACCCAAAGCAAGGGTTGCCAGATTACGGACATTTTTTAATTGAATTGCCATAGTATTTAGGTTTATGCGATTGCGGTGATTTTACCATGAGCACCAGGATGGTAAACTGCGAGCGTAAGCGCGCAATCAACGTATCCACGTTCTCCGCCACCTTGATTAGGTAGACGAGAACTGCCCATTGGGATTAGCTCTGCGATGCCAGCGTACTCAGGATTGACAAAATAGCCAGTATCCTTAGCAGAAGTATCAGGAGCGCAATCTGGGTTCATGTTGACAACAGAAACGATACCGTGGTCAGACTGATAAAGCTCAACAGAGAGCTTAATCTTAGCAGAATCACCGTTGTAGTTTACGTCTCGGATAGAAGTTCCAGCAGCATCACCATCTGGATCAAGGCGAGCAAAGTCGCTGATGATACGGCGAAGAGCCGTATCAGCAACCAACGTCAAAGAGTTGGTCGTGCCGCTTACGCGATAGATGGAGGTGATGATGTTGTTCATCGCAGTTTCCGTAAACGCGCCAGTAGCATGAATGCTAGCGGCAGGCGTACGGTAATCTGCGGGAACCGCAGCAGGTCCAGCGGAATCAATCCAGTCGCCGAGGCCACGTAGCTTGTAAACAGAACCAGCTCCGTCTTCGGTGTCTAGATCATTGTTTGAAAGCAAAGTAGCTTCAATATCACGTTTTAGTTCGCGAACTGCCTTAGCTTCAGCTTGAGCAACTTTAGCAGGGCCAACAGAATCAACAGCCTCTTGGAGGTCGCTAACCATGTAGTCCCGACGGAACTTTTGGGTGTTATTTGTAAGACGCGCGCGGCCACTGAACTGGTCAGTGAAAGTGGTAACGTCAGCTCCTTCAGCTATCCCAGTAGTTCTGGGAGAAGAGAGAGAGTCTACAGTCCATTCGTGAACAGTGCCAGAGGCACGAGTTTTTGATAGTGAGGACAGGACGGGAGTTTCTTCAGGAGCCAAGATCGTTAGCACATCGCTAAGATCTTCTCTATTGGAAGCAGCCGAACCTGGACTAGTTGTATCGTATGTATTTGATAGTGACATTTTAGGTATTCAGGTTAGGCGAGATTGCGCGACCATCGCGCTTCTCGCAGTTTTTGGAAGTCATCTTTATTTCCAGACTCTTTGAACCTAGACGAAAGATCCTTTAGGGCTTTTGAAGAGTTGCTTTCTGACTTATCGGACTTAGCACCGCCCAATGAAGGGCTTTTAGGTGGAGACGGCTTAAACGCTTGGCCAGCACCTTTAGGTGATTTTTTAGCGCCTCCCCCAAACATACTATCAACTGAATGAGCTAATAGATATGGGAGTTGCCAACTAAGGTCAGGGCTTTGTTCGTAGGCTTTTCGCAGAGCAGGCTGACCAGCTAGTTGCATAAACTGTTTAGTCTGCTCACTATCTTTGTCGCCTAACCACTTAAATTCCCTTAAAGCTTTTTGACCATACTCTTGGCGTAACGCTACAGCGTTTTCCGTTTTCTTCACCTTCTGAAATTGGTCAGGAAGAAACTTGTCTTTAGATTTCCTTGCTTGCTTTAGAGCTTCACGCACCTCAGCTTTAGTCATGGATTTCCCATCAGCCTCTGTAACCATGTCGTGTGGACTGTAGTCATCAGAGTCGAACAATATTTCCTCTGCCCAATCAATAATATCATTGATTTCCTTAGCCTTGCCCTGAATATCCTTCATGGAATTCAAGTCAGAGTACGGGTTATCAACAATTTCAGATTTAGAAGATAGAACTTCCTCCTGTTGAGCCTTTAAACTTTCCTCAAGTGTTTGAGCCTTCTCCTCGGCAGCTTTAGCCCTAGCTGTTAGTTTGCCAAAACGGCCAACAGCTCGGCTAGAAAGAGCCTCAGAAAGGTGTTTAATCTGCTCCTCAGAAAGATTTTCTAAGTCGATATTTGAAAGAACATCTTCATTACCCTCGGAAACCTCTTCTTCATCAGATTGGGACTCAGTCTCAATATCTTCTGAAATAGACGCATCTTTGGCCTCTGGTTCAGACTCCGAAGGAACTAAATCCTCCATATGTCTGGCACGTCTAAGCTCGAACTCAGACGCGGTTATATTAGTATTTTCCGCTGTATCTTGAGAGGCATCAGCGACCGCCTCGATAACTTCACTCATGTGTATATGCTGTTTCCGCTATTACGCCTAGCGATGGCGAGGGCGTAATTATAGCACGGAAACTTACATATTAGACATGATCAGACCATTTTTTTAATAAATTATCTGAATCCGAGTCCTGAAGTACATCATCGTACGCAGAAATCTCTCCAGAGATCTGCATTACTTCTTCTTGTGAAGCGGATCTTAGTCTAGATATACTAGACTCTCTTCGATCCTTTATATCTTTTATAAAACGAGCAAAGTGCTCGTACTTCGACAAAAAAACAACATCGTTATCGTTGGGCATTTGAAAATTTAATTAGTTCCCTAGAAACTCTTTCCATTCTAGGACGAATACCAGGTATTCCGTCAGCTTCAGCAGTTCTGTACTGATCGTTGTCCAAGAACTCATCACCAGCTTCTCCGTATTTTCCTTCGTTTATCAAGCGTCTTGTCTCAGGACTTTGCATAATAGACCCCCTGTAATGCTCACTAAAAACAGCATCTTGCAAAGACTCCGAAAAAGTTGAAAAATCAGGAAGAGCTTTTCTTATACTTTTAATCCTAGTTCTTACATCCTTATCCAAAAGACGTTCAGCAGCATCTTTATCAATAGACATACCTGGCTTTACGTCAGGGCCATAATGACCGTACCCTATTGTAAAATATTCTTCTTTAGGATTAGGTTTATAAGGCTTAGGTTTAAAACCTTCATCTTTTCTTAAAGTGTTTTTGAACAATTTAACTAGTCTTTCTTCCGCAAGAAATAGACCGTAGTCTGTTGTGCTTTTATTGTCTGCCATATTAAAAATTTTGTTTTGCAAGCTCGTAGGAGAATGTTCCATCCTCAAGAACGCCGCCGTGCATAAGCTTACTAACAGCACTAGCAATTTTAGGATCATTAAATGCAGGATAATTCTTTAAACCTTTTTCTTTTGCCACTTCAATGAACTTGTCGCCTTCCATTAAATTTTCACCTCCAACCATAGATGGAAGAATAAAATGTTTTCCATCAAAAGAAACAGTAGTTGTAACTACGTTTGATTCTCCAGCCATAGGATGCTTTGTTGGGAAAACTTGTTTCCCATCCATAGATTTCAAAATAGAATCTATTTCAGCACTAAAAGCACGTTCGATAGCGTACTCAGACGTTGTTTTATTGTCTGCCATTACTGCTGCATACCTTGAGTTTGTACCTCGCCCATTTGAGCTGGTGCAGTACCTACTCGTCCTATTTGCGCGTTCTCAGCTTGTTGTATAACGAACTGATATTGTGCATTGTACTTTTGTAGACGCTGGGCAAAAGCTTCATCTTCTTGAAGCCGTTTTCCAATATCGGGCTGTTGCACATAGCTTTGAATAATTTGCAAAGCAGCTTGAGCACCGTTAGGACGCGCTGGTACTTCGATCCCCGCATAAATTTTTGATAAGTCATCTGTAATATCTTTTAACATCTGGTCCTGCGCTTCTTGAGCGGGACGCAGAATCCCGCTAGCCAGAACTGGGTCAATGCTTCCAGCGACTGCCGTAAGTAGTTTATCTACGTCAATTAATCCGTTTCTGTCCATCTGGACTAGCGAAACCAACTGATTTAATTTAGCTTCTTGTTTTTCTGAACTAGCGTTCAGGACATCAAAACTAATAGTAACGTCGTAGTTCTCATTTGGATCACCCTTATCAAACATCTGGGGATCGGGAACTCCCGTTACGTTAAAAAATATTTCGTTAGGACCAAAGCGTTGAAAATTTTTGTAACAAGTAGTAATAACTTGAGCGATATGCTGCAAGTATTTGTCAACTAGGAATTGTCTGCGCACTCCACTAAGCGGAGATTCTTCATCTAGTCCAACTATACGGTCAGCTTGTGCCTGAAGATTGTTCTCCATTTCTATAGATCCAGGGTTAAATCCTGGTCCTTTCATGAAGCTAATTTCGCCAGGACGAACCTCTGGGATAAAGCGACCTGGGCCAATCTCCTCTGGCTTTCTTCCTTTTGGATGCGTTACGGCTGGCAGAGTAGATAGCGAGTTGCTGTCTATTCGAGAATCACGCTCTACCTTAACCTGGTTCTGTATGCCCCTCAGGAGCGATGGAACAGTCATTGCGTCATATAGACGCTTTGTGTCCTCGCTGAACCGAGTAACAACTACAGGGTAGTCCTCGTACCCATTTAGAAGATCGAACTTAGCGTACGATTGTATGCCCAGCCCTTTGCCCCCTGAAAAAGATTCGTGAAACACGGTCTCGTAGATACCCTCGGACTTATCGTCCTCGTCTATCAATCTCTGGTAACCATGTATGATCTCAATCAGTTCCTCAGCCTCATAAGCACTATCAGTTGATGATATGCTTCGCCTTCCCTCCTGCTCCCTCTCCAAGGAATTTATGTTTACACCAGAGAAGTTTTCGATCACGTGCTCCACGAAATTTTCATCCCAGCTATCCGTTCTTACCTTATTCTGCAACTCTTGTGCAGTGTAATACGTGCGCCAAAAGCAATACGGCGCTCGTTGTGGGTCTGTTACATAAGCGGGAAAAATAAAATCGCCGTCAGGTCCAAGGGTCTTCACCTCTGGAGCATTTACCTGTCTGCGAACGGTAGGAACTTCTGCTACCCCTGTTTCACGCAGTTCTTCTAGCGCTTTTCTTGCGTTAGCTTCAGATACCTGAACAGCGGATTGCATCTGCTGAATTACCAT